AAAAAGATTGATAATTTTGAAGACTACTTGATGAATATTAAACAAATAATAAATAAAAACATAATTTTTACGAGAAATCAAATTAATGAGTCAAAAGATATAAAAAGAATAAAGAATCTTGAAGCTTTAATTGAAAAAAATTTGAATCACATTCAGCAGATAGATGAATACTTGCTGAATAAATCATTAACACCTTTCTTTAAAATAAAAAGACAAAATTCAAGTTTAACAATACCCGGTATAACATATATAACAAGATGGCAAAGAGAAGTAAGTAATAAGAAATTATTAAATGCTTTAACTCGAAATGTTGATAGATCATATTTTTCTATTGCCCAAGACTTAGTAAACAAATTAGAAGAATTGATATTTTCTAAAAAAACCGGAATACAAGATTATTTTGATAAAGTAAACAATATTTTATTTATATTGGACTCATATCCTGAATTTAAGTTACAACTATTATCAGGTCAGATAAATATTTATCAATTAGTTAATTATCACTCTATATATACTCTAGCTAATATTAAAAAGATCAAATCCATAAATAACCGAACAGACTCACTTAATAAAATATATAATAAATTATTTAATAGTCTTAATTTTAAAGATTTTTTTAGAAGTAAAGTATTGAAAGAAATAATAGTTCGTAGAGAGTCTAAAAGATTAGAATTATTGATATTTGATTTATCAACTGAGTTGGATTATAATTTCATTGTAAATAATTTTATTAAATTATTAGTATACCCATTTTCCGATAATTTAGTAAAGGGCCTTATAACAGATGAACAATTGGTTATTATAATCAGAAACATTAAACTAAGACTTTTTGAAAATATTATAAAAAAGTCAAAGGAAGAATTAAAAACAACCATATTTTCATATACAAAATTCGACATTTCAGAATTAGAAGCTCTTTTGTCTAGTGAAAGACTAAAATTAAAAGAACTAATAAGTGATAAAATGAAACAAGAAGCAATAAATAAACGTGGGGTTTTTATACTTAAATGGATCCCACCAAGAAGTGTAGTATCAAATGACGAATTTAACAAATGGAATAGTTTATTGAAAACCGGAGACTTAAATAAACTTAATAATTATAAAGACTTTTTGATGAATAAGTATAATGTAGTAATTAATTCAGAGATAAATAGTATTCAAAAAGAGATCAATAAGATAGAAAAAAAGATAAACAGTATTCAAGAAGAGAGACTTAAAAAGATAAAATATGCTTATAATGTATTTGCTAAGTTCAAAAAACTAGTGAACAAATCTAAATTACCCACATCTAGTGTTGAAAACATCAATGAATATTCCCAAATAAGTAATAGATTAATTTATGAACTTTTACGAGCATATAAAAGAAAATTAATATTCGATTTTACCAAAAATAAAAATCTATTAAATGTACTTGAATTATATGATCTAAATGAATTAAAATATTTCTTGGGAGAAGTTAGTCAAGAGGATTATACTAATATACGAAATAAATTATATAATAATATTACAAAATTAAATAATAACGTTGAACTATTAAACAAATATTATGAAGAAGCATTACAGAAACTATTATCTGTTTTGAAGATAAACGGAACTACTTTCGAAGACTTAATTAGTAATTGGCCAAAGAATTATCCAGGTAATCTTGGTATTACCGATATTTATGGAAATGACTTACTATATTTTATGTTAAGAAACCCACCAATAAACTTTTATGACCAGTTTAAGAAAAGAGCATATTCAGAATTAATTGAATCTGTTAAAGTCAATCCAAAAGAAGAATACAAAGTAGAGATGGTTTTATATAATCCAGCTACAGGTGAAATTGGTAGAGACGTATATAATGGATACTTATTCGAAGTATACCGTCTTGAAAAAGATCTCAACACTGGTTTGCCTGTAATGATACAAGCAGTTAAAGAACAGTTTAATGAAAGAAACGGTAAAGTAACAATTATACCAATTCAATATGAACAACCAGGTAAACAATGTTTTATCAAAGTACCAATAATAAATCCAATAGATCCAAATGATACATTTAGATGGAAAGAAGTTAAATGTGGTTTGGTAGGAATGTATCCATTAAGTTATGATTCTTGTAATCGTTTTATTAATGAAGATGATTGTAATAAGCCAGAAAGTTTGGGTATTGGAAGAAGTAAATGTTTTTATGATTCGCAAAATAAAATATGTAAAGCTGAATATTCTCGATAATTAATTAATAATTCTTAATTTAATTTAATTATTAATTATTAATAATACTTAAGTATTATGGGTTCTAAACCATTCTGGGATCTGGAAGAAAATGTAGGTTTTGTAAGTATTACAAGTCCACTTGATGGACTTAACTACAAGGTATGGAATGAAGGTACACCTGAACAGAAATTACAAGTAGCAATAGAATTATCAAAAGTAAGAAGAGATATGAACAAGTTATTAGTTTATATATGTAAACATCCTGAAAAATGGATAAATCATCCAATTGCTTATGGAATAATTCATACATTTGATATACATATGCCTTGTATAAATCATACTTTTAATAATATTGTTAATGAACAATTTGATCAAAATAAGAACAATTTTATAAATAACGAATGTTCAAAACTTGGAAAATTATTTAACTATCAGGAAATTGCTCCAAATAATCACGGTATAATTGGTCTTAACAAACCAAAAATAATTAAAAAAATTCCATTAAATAATTATGGAAAAAATAAAGATTATAAAATTGCTGATAAAAGAGCTATATTTCTTACAATACGAAACAAAAGAACAGGTAACGTTAACGACTATAATAAAATATTAGATCTCGCTATTCACGAATTAACTCACACAACTTGTAATGATGTAGAATGGAAAGAAGATAACCACCGACCTCCTTATCAAAGTTACCATACATTGATGAGAAAATGGGCAACTGAGGCTGGAATAATGTAATTAATTCAAATTAAGTAATCTAATTTTAATTAATTAATAAAATAAAATAACATCCATTATTAATTAAAATGAATGTTTATTTATTATGGAGTGTCGTTTTTGTTGTAATCGTTTATTTATTTTATTTATTTTTTAAGAAGAGTAAATTTGTACCAACTGATATTCCCGATATTCCAGATCAACCAAATCTTAAACGAGTTAGTCCATTAATCCCAGTTCTCCCAAGTATTCCATCAGAAAATGTTCATTACGAAGATACAAGATATCAATTTCCATATAGTCCTCCAGTTAATCCAATAGTAGCAAAAACAGTTCTTGAAAAAAAAATAGAAGCAACTAATTATACACCAATTAATGATTTAATTAATACTTCTTATTCAGTTGTAGGTAATACACCTATTCAAGATACCAATGAACTTATATATTCTGGTGGAAAAACGGAACTTTTAAAAATTCCACTTCAAATGAATGAACCAAATTCATTTGAACAATTACGATCACAAGATGTATTGATTACTCCATACAATAGAATTAAATATTCAAATGGTACATGTTAATTAATTAACAAATCAGTCGTTTTTTCTTTTTAAGTAAAAAGAGTCTTTAAAAACATTTAGATCAATCTTATTATATTTAAGATGATAAAACATATTTTTTTTAATATCTTTAGTTAGATTATCAAAGTTATTATTTTCGGTTTTTAAAAAAACCGTTAATGGTTCGTGTGTATTTAATAATGTATTATTACTTACTAACTTATTCTTAAAACTCGGTATAATTTTAAAAAGACACCTATTATGTTCTGTATTTAAACTTATAATGTATTCATATGGAATATGAATACTTACTTCATTATTATTAATACTTACTCCATTGTCATATATTTTTAATACTACATTTTTTAGTAACATAAATGTTTCTATATAACATAAGTTTACTTCATAATATTTAAAATATATCTTTGTTTTAATAAAAAAATTTAGTAAGTAAATAATAAAGTAATAATACATAAAAAAAATATTTTGGGTTATTGAAACATCCCATTTTATTTTTTTAATAAACCTGTTGTATTCTGTATAATTTGATATCATTTCCCTGATGTTTACAATAACAAATGAGTTCTTACGCATAAACGGACTTCATATCCTTTATTTAGTATTCTTTTTATTTTTTAAGTAATTTATTTCTTAACACAGGCTTCTCCATCACAATATTGTTCCCCCACAGAATCCTCTGACATACTTTTTATTACAAGTTTTTTAATTCCTGAATTAATTTCGTTAAATGTGGATTCTGAAATTTCTTCATATGGCATCTGTGGAAATGCTCCATAATCACACTTAGGTAAAAAGCTGATACCCTTAAGTTGATACTGGAAATATTCCAAAGCAGATGCGATCTGATGTCCCTCCGTTTTAGGGTTAAATGTAACTGTACAAGATACCTGGTTATCAGCCCACCAACTTTGCATGTTCGCAGCAAGAGCGAGTTGTTCCCACATCGACACATCGTTTACCGTTCGAATACCTTCACCAACGTCTATTGGAATCTCAACAACCAAAGTATCACGTTCAGATCCAACAGCTGGTTCGAGTTTATATCCAGCCTCCCTAAGGGGATCAACGAGGGGACTGTTATTGGCCAGTCTCATACGACGAATGTAAAACCTAGATTCAGGGTAATGCATCCCAGGTGTAGCTCCAGCCAACAGGCTTACCGTTCCACTTGGTTTCACAGAAGTCATCTTAATACTCTTGGGAATACAAAGCCATTCAGAATAAACAGTGTCCCAACGTTTAATTTCATTGTATCCGGAGTCTAACCATTGGTTAAGAGTATTGAGATTATTTTTAGTTAAAAACTGAGCAACTCCACTAACACTACATCCGATACGACGATTTCTCAACTGTACACGGTTAGTTTCAGGCCAGTGGGTCATTCCCAAAGTTACAGTTTTCGCATAAAGATACGCAAATTTGAGAGTACGTAAGTAGTCATCAAGTGAATCAGCCTTGGCTGGAAAGCTTTCTACTAAGCAACAAAGTTCTTGATGCTCGAGGGATTGTTCCAAACAAGGGTTACCTCCACATACGCGATAATCCTTATTATCAGGTGGATCGATCATTCTTGAATACTTTCTCATGTTATCTAACCAAGCAAGTCCAGGTTCACCATTGATACAAATTCTCTTTTGAACATCAGAGTAGTCCATACCAAGTTCAGCAAAAATACTGTTGTTACTGGTCCATCCATAAGCCATTCTATCGGGATTCTTGGAATAATCCTTAAGATCCATAAACTCTTCACTCTTGGGATCTCCAAAAGCTATTTCAGCTGTTCTTCGGACGTTACCGGATACAACACATTTTCCAATAAGATTCATAATGTCGACGATAGTGGTTACAGTTACAAAAGTTCCAATATTAGTGTCCAATACTTTAATGATGGAATTATGAAGATCAATCAGAGGTTGGGCACCGCTACTGAGACCACCAAACGTTTTGAGTGGAATACCAGCTTCACGAATGTGAGAATAATCAAACTCTGGATAAGAATTTCCTTGATAAGAGTCAATAAGTACACGTACGCTATTGACCCAACCTTCGCGGGTATCTTCTATGGAAAACACGTACTTATTAACTGGTTTATTAACAATGAAGTTTCCAGCACCAGTGGTATCAAATCCAATACCCACGCCCAACATACACATATCCATAAGGAAGGCAAATGGTTTAGAGAATTGTTCAGAAATACCCATATTCTTGGTACTAACAAACCCGCAGTTGTTCAACGCAGCGGCAAGTCCCTTCTTGGTGATAATATCGGAACCCATAGCCCACAGACCACGTCCAGGTGGAAGGAACTTCATCTCAAACATACGAGTGTACATTTCTTGGGCACTTCGCTGGGCTTGAACAGGGTCCCAACCCAAGCAGAGTGACTCAATGTGGTCCATTTGAAGAGTATACGTACCCTCAACAACTCGACGAATAGTTTCATACCATTTTTCATTAGTTCCATCATTTTTGAGACGTGAATAAGTTCTCATATAAACAATTTCACCCAGACCATTGAATCCAAACGGAGGATCCTTTTTGGAAAAGGTATCAATAAAAGAATCATCAAGTACGAATTTCATTTTTTAATTTAATTATTATGAATACTTTAAATTAATTAATTATTAATTATTAATTAATAATTATGTTAATTAATTAATAAGATGAGTAGTGTTTATACATTAATACAGATTCCTATATTTATTAGGGATCCCACAGGTCAGGAATTTCAAAACAAAGAATACTTAAGTATATTTAATGACTATTTATCATTGATAAAAGATACGAATCCAGTAGCTGGTAATTATTTTATTGGTGGAATGCCCGTTACAATGGACTTACCGTGTTCCAAACAGTTATTACGTTTAGATTCTAAAGGTAATTTTGTAAATTACCTAACGTTAAAAGTAGATGGAGAGCGTTATTTATTATTTTTATCATCTTGGGGTGAACTTTTTTTTATAGACAGAAGTATGAACTTTTATATTTTTCTTGATAGAGAATCACAAAGATTACCGCCCATACAAGGATTAGGTAGATCAATATTAGATGGTGAAATGATACTATTTAAAAGAGGTGTTTATGAATTTTTTATTTTCGATGTACTTTATTATAATTCTGAATCTTTCATTTCAAAAGATTATTATAACCGTTACGATGTTTGTAAGTTTGCTATTAATTCAGTTTTAATTGATTACTTATATTTTTTAGGTGAAGTAAATTTCACAATTACATTAAAAAGATGGTTTCCGATTTCAGATATTTTAAAAACTGATAAAATTTACGAATATATCGATTCTGAAACAAACAAAGACCGTTTGGTTAAAAATAAATTGGAGGCAGATGGTCTTATAATACAACCATTCGATACCCCGTATATCATGTATGGACCTTGGATAGGTATCAATAACGTACAATTTAAGTGGAAACCATTGGAGCATCAGACTATGGATTTTAAAATAAAGGTAATCAATAATTCAGAGTGGGAACTACTTACAAAATCAAATTATCCATTTACAATGCCTGGTTCGGGTATGAAGGCTATATGTGTACCAACAGATGCTAACAAGAAAAATCTTAAAGACTCTGATGTTGCTGAATTTAAGTATTCCACCTCAAAAAAGACATTTCAAGTACTTAGGTCGAGACCAAATAAACAGGCAAATAGCCAAGGAGCAATAATGGCTGTGCTAAGATTTATAAACAAGCCATTTGTACTTGATTATTTAAAACCAGCTTTAAAAGAATTAACGAGTCCAAGTGGTGATGATGGCTTGAGTCCATTACTTTCAGTAATGTCAAAGACTGATTTAATATTATGTTCTACAGATATGTTCTTTGTAGAAAGCAAGAATCCGGAATATAATGAAATTGGTAAACTTAAAAATATATATTCTGAATTTATTGGTTCAGGATCAAAAAATATGGAATTAGAATCCCGTCTTTATAAAAATGGAAATCCTGGTAAAAATATGGATAAAATTACATTTAATTACTTACTTGAGTTTTTGAGTACTCAATTTAAGATGGTTCGCGAAGTATCAATAGACGTTATTGAAAAAAATGAATTTAATTATAAGAGTAAGTATAGAAGTTCATATCATTCATTTAAAGACCTTTATACTCTCAAAAGTTTTAGTAATCAACAAAAGATATTATATTCCCAATTTGATTCAAATACTCCTCGAAAATTAAATGATAAATCCAAGCTTGATAAATATGGATTTTATTTTGATGAGAATAAATTACTTTATAACGAAATTATTTTCAGAATGTCTTTATCAGAAGAAAGGGAATCTAAAAGAGCAGTACCGATGAGTGTTGGAAATTTAATTCGTTATAAAGAAAGATATTCATTTAAAGTTTCAGATTTATGGATTCTCGATTTAACAAGAGTTAAAAGTGGATATTCAGAAGAAGGTGTTAATTTAAGTCCCGAAACATATGAAGTTGAGTGTGAATTCATTGGTCCAAGAGATACTTCTTTTGAAGATTTTTTATCAAGTTACAATGAATTATATAAATATTTAATAAGCAATTCCAGTTACTTTTAATGGTTTATTTATTTCTGGATTACCATTAATTATTGGATAATAATAATGTTTATTTTGAATAGTTATTCCAGGAGGTAATTCATTATCAGAATTAATATTTATTAGAGTGCTTTTAAGTAAAGGTGTATGTATAGATTGTAGAATATTTATTACATCTTGGTAATCATTCATTTTTTCACTTGATTTGAGAATAGGTTTGAGTGGAGTTTTTTTATTAATAGTTGAATCTATTAGAGTATTAATTTCAAAAACAATTAAATCTCCATTTGTAATTTTAAATTCTTTTACTACACTTTGTAATAATTCAATACCTCCATTCTTTTGTGGTAATAACTCAGTTGGTATATTTTTAGAATCTATGGAAACTTTCCAAATATTATTTTTCAAGTTAAATACATTTAACTGAATAAGTTTATTTTCATCATTACTTATATCATTCCAAAGAAGTAACTTATTATTTACTTTATTTATTAAGTATTTTTCATTAACAGGAATAAAAAGTACTTTAGAAATATCTCCATAAACATCTGGGCTACTCAAAAAGTATTTTACTCCCTCGATTACGTTCAAATCAAATCTTGATTCAAATTGTATTTCAAGACTTCCTGAACTTCCTGAATTATTAATCAAATTTACAGCTTTATTAAGATTATTAAATCTTGATTCGGTACCATTTAGATAATTTAATGAATTTTGAGGTGTTCCATTTAGGTAGATAATATCTATGGGATAAAAAATAAATTCAGAAGTCCCGGGATAAAGATATCCTTCAATTACGGTGTTTGACAATTCTTTTATTTCAGTTAAACCAGATTCTGAAACATCGTTATTTTCATTTATAAAGAAAGACTTCCCCAAGTTATTAAAAAAGAGTATAACTTTGATGGTCTCATCATTTATGGGTGTTACTAAGTATCTTTGTTTACTTAATAAAGAATATGTACCATAATTCATCGAAACAGGTGTTTGTGTTATTATTCTATAATATCCAGTTAACGAATGATAATCTTTAAGAACTGAACCAGCAAAAGTATCATAATTTGATAAATCTTGGGAAATATCAAAAATATCCTTTTCACGAATATAACCAGCGTCTTTTATAAAATCAATTAATTCAGATTTTTCTAAACTGAGTAATCCTTGAAATCGTCTTGATTCTCTAATTTTTGTTCCAGGTTTATAAACTGCTGATAATTTGTCTGGATCTGGAACTTTTTCTCCCCATTTTATGGATTCTTTATCAGGATATCCATTTTTTAGAATATTAGAATATCTATCTATAGAATCTTGTTTATTACTTGATTTACTTAACTTATAACAACAAGGTTCGTAAAGACCATCTTTGCGAAGCATACCAGAAGGTCTTAGATATGTATCTTTATCAGGACATTTACCACTAAAACTGTATGGAATTGGTCTTCGTTTATAATTTCCTCTATCGTGGCAAGCTTGTGGTTCTTTACCATCTATAGTATTTGATATCTTCTTCTTTGTAAGTACTCCCTCATAGACAATTACAGGATCTTCAGATTCTTTAATTAAACGACTTATTAATTTTGTTAAAAATTTATATACATCGGTAAGTGTACTGTAATCAAGTTTATGGGTATTATCATTCTTATAATCTACATAGCTTAATTTTAATTGTACAGCTCCTCTTTTATATATTTGTATGTTCGTTTTAAAATTTGGATCATCTTGTAAAACCAGATTAAACTTTATGATTGGATTTGTTAATTTATTACTTCTGCTTTTAAAATTTCCTGAATTATAAGAGTAATCATCTACATAGTAATCATTTGATTCAGTAAATACAATATTATTTCTATTTATTTTTCTCATTGACTTTCTTAAAAGATAATCTAAAACATTCAAATTAATGTACGCAGATTCTTGATATTTCTTTGGATAGATATTAAATTGTGCTGAGAGTAAGTATTTAAAAGTAATATCGGGATCTATTTTAAAATTAGTATTATTGGGATACACTTCTCTATAATTTGCTAGATTTACAGCATTTGTTTCATTAATTTTATCTATAATTTGTTGTGGTAATTTTTTATTATCAAACCCTGCTGAAAGAACGTGTATAAATCCATTTTTAGAAATTCTTATTATTGTATTTTTTTCATCAAAATATTTTAAAGTAACCGCGTTCATAAATTTATTACGTTTTGTACTTTTACTTTCAACCTTCTTTTGACCTCTTTTTACAACAGCCAGGTTATATGGATCACCAGCATTTAATGAATACTTCTGAGCACCCTCTTCTGTTAAAAACAATGAATCTGTAAATGGTTCTGGGCAATCTCTTGAATGATATTCTGGACCAACTTGGCGACATTTTATACATATAAAGTATTTATCAATCGGTCCCTCAGGTGGATCATTATAACTTTTATTTTTAAGATACAAACTCTTTGATACAAATGATTTATCAAGTTTTAAAGACTCTACAAGTTTTTCTAAATCTATAAAATCATAAACACTTGTTTTATGTTCCTTTTTAGATATGTCTATGGAGTTAATAAACATATTATAAGTAATTGGAATTAACTCTGAAACTTTCGGACTCTCATTTAATGAGTATATTTCATCTTCTACAGACATTACTAATTACTAATTACTAATTACTTAATAATTTTTTTTTAATAATTAGTTTAAAGAATATTAATTAAATTAATTAATAATCCTGTAATTATGGAAAACGTATCGAATATTAAGATATGGAATCAGATAATGGATGAATTTTATAGAGAACTTATTGATATATTTCCTGAACAAACGAAGCTTAAGGTTAGTTATAATTTTTTTCAGACAATTTGTAAAGCAAATGTAAGAAAACCATGTAGAGAATTTATGATAGGTTCTATTCCATATCTTGAAAAGGTTGCTATGAAAGATGATTCGTTTTTTTTAAGTGACGATAAACCTGATATTCTCAAATCTATTAATGTTCAAAATTTTTGGACACAAGATTTATCAGAAAATACAAAGGAAGCTGTTTGGAAATATATTAAGACTTTATTTAAAATTGGTGTAACACTTATTGAAATGCCACCTGAAACTCACGATATTCTTAATTTTATTATTAATTAAAATTAAAAGAATTAATAACTACAAAATTAACTTTGTTAATTTAATTTAAGTAATTAATTAATTAAAAATAATAATAAGTAATAATAAATAAGTAAAGAGAATAATAAGTAACTAATAAATGGTTAAATTTTGGTTAAATAATTTTACAGATTTGTTTTCACCTGAAAATTTTAAATCTACTAATAGTGATACTAATAAAATATTCAATGTTATTTCTTTATTAGTAGTAATAGTAGGTATTGTATTAGTTTTTGTTACTAAAAAACCACTTTATTTTGGAGTATCCATCGTAATTCTAAGTTTTATTATATTTATTAATTCAAATGTTTCAAAATTTACACCAAAAGAAGACTCTATGTTATCAAACCAATATACAACAGGTTTACAGCTAATAAAAGATGTACAGAAAGGAAATAATAAATTGTATGTAAATAATGTTTTTAATATGAATACTGGTGATGTTGTTCTTATAACAGACAATGTAAACTCTGAAACACATGTAGTAACGGGTGTTCAGAGCACACCTGAATACAACAATTCAGCAATCATACTTCTAAGTAATTTAACTAATAATTATAAGAAAGGAAGTACAAATATTTATAAAGTAAGTGATTCATCTCCAAATATAATAAGTCCACCAGATGGAAACAGAAGTATTGAAGATTCTGAAGCAGGTTATGTCAGTGATCCCCATACACTTGCCATTAAAAGTTTTCCAAATGTAAACATATCAAATTCAAACAGATCTGATTGGGATTTAGAATTAGCTACATATTTGCCTGGTCAGAAACCAACATATGAGTACCAAGGGCCACCATATGGAAGTTTAAAATGTAGAAGAAGTACAGAATCAAACCCAATGGCTACAATTAATGTAACTGAATATGATGCTACTCCAACTATGTACGGAACATGTAACGTTGGTGATCTAACAACAACGGATGATGGAAAGGTAGTGACAAATGATTACTTAATGACAGATAATTTTGAAAAGACGATTTCCATGAGGGTAGATGATTTGCTTTTCCATAAGAAAAATTCTCAATCGCGATTTTCACCGATGCCAGTAGATACTATGCCAGATAACCAAGAAGCATTTGCTAATTTCTGTTACAGAAATCCTACAAACTTGGTCAACCCCAAGTATGCTTCTATTTTCGTAAACGACCCTGCCGCATTCAAATTGGTAACCAAACTTGCCAAGGCTACAGGAAGTGAAAACGGTGGATAAATTTATGATACGTTTGTGTCATACTATTTTAAATTTATATTTTACATTTTTTAATATAATACTATTTAAAAATATAAAATTTATAAGATTAGAATTAATGGGTGATCATCCAAAATGTGAACATGGTAAAAGAAAAACACGGTGTAAGTTATGCGGAGGTTCTGCTTTATGTAAAGAACACAGAAGAGAAAAATCTCAATGTGTAAAATGTTGTGGAATAGGTATATGTGAACATGGTATAAGAAAAATATTTTGTTTAGAATGTGATGGAAGTGGTATTTGTGAACATTCTAAAAGAAAATGGCAATGTAAAGAATGTAAAGGTAGTTCTTATTGTAAACACATGAAAAGAAAGAATTCATGTATTGAGTGTGGAGGAAATCAAATATGTGAACATGGTATAGATAAAAGATACTGTAAAGAATGTGGTGGAAGTATTTATTGTAAACATGAAAAAAATAAATATCGTTGTAAAGAATGTGATGGTCGTAGTTTATGTAAATCTGAATGGTGTGAAGTAAGAGGTATTCCAAAATACAATGGATACTGTTTAAGTTGTTGTATTCAAGTTTGTCCTCAAATACAGGTTTGTAAAAACTATAAGACAAAAGAACGTGATGTAAGCGATCGAATAGATGCTCATTTTCCAATTTTTTCTTGGATTAATGATAAAAAAATAGAAGGAGGATGTTCAAAACATCGCCCTGATAAATTTTTAGATCTTGGTACACATATAATTATAATAGAAGTTGATGAATATAAACATATAGGATATGATTGTAGTTGTGAACGTAAAAGACTAGAACAATTATCTATGGATGTGGGGTGTAGACCTATTGTATTTATAAGATTTAATCCAGATTCTTATACTAATCAAGAGGGAATAGTAGTTAGTTCATGTTGGAAGATTAATAAATTAGGAGTAATGGAAATTGCTAAATCAAAAACAATAGAATGGAACTATCGTATAAAGTTTTTAATAGAAAAAATACAATATTTTATAGATAATCCAATAGAAGAAAGAATTGAAATTATAGAATTATTTTATTAATTACTATTTTACATTTTTTAAAAGATATAATGTTTTGCTTATCAGTTCATGTATGGATTGAATAATATTTTGTAGATAAGGATCAGGTACTAAATTATTTTCAATTATTGGTATTAATTTTTCAAAATATTTTACAATATTTCTGTTAGAAGCATCATCACACAATGGATAAGATTTGTAATTATTAAGTAACCCATAATGACCTTGGAATGCTTCTGTATAAGAATCAATTAAGGGTACTATAGCTTCATAATAATTTTGTAGAGCTTTATGAGTTGAGTAACTATTTGTTCTGAAATGAAATATATGAGATTGTGTTCTAGAATGAAGAAGATGGGAAACTAATAAAGAGTTACTTTGAATGATTTTATTCATTCTTTTACTTATTAATTATTATTATTAATTATTAATTAATAATTCTTTTAATAAAAATATTAATTATTATTAAAAGAATTAATTATGAATTCTCCAACAATAAATGCTGCTAGTAAGAAATTAAGATATTATGAACAGGATACCATTAGAGATCCTTATGAGCAGATTTCTAATTCAGGATTTACCCCAGTTGGAAATCTTAAAACATATGGAGTTGCCAATATGTATGATCGATCAGAGCCAACTAAATTAAGAGATCTTCCTGAACTTTACACTATTCCATATAATACAACACCTTATTTAGGTCAAAACGCACCCAGTATTAAATATGTTGACGTATCTTCAGATGCTTTAAGATACCCTGTATTTTTAAATAAAAAGTCAGCAAAGACTGTAACAGAAGTTACATTTCATCCCGGACAAGTTTTTATTAAAAATGAAGGAGTTTCTAGTAAATTAAATAACTTTTACGAACAAGCTACAACTATAAATTTATTAGGAAGAGATAATGAAATAATCCGTAATGCTATTGATCCAACCAAAGTAATGCTTGGACAAAAGAATTATGGCCTTGAATCATCTAGATATGTTAACCGATGGGATATTGTTGATCCCAGTATTACTCAGAATGTTGATCATATAATAATGAATATGAAAGATGTGAATGGTAATGATAGAAGTTTATTTCAGTGTGGTATCAGCACACGTAACGAACTTAGAAACTATGTTGAAGTTAATAATTGTTAATTCAATTTAGTAATTTAGTTATTAAAAAAATAATATTTATTAATAATAAGCTTATTATTAATTATTAATGAGTATTTTATTAAGTGAAAATCAACCACCTTTGGGGTCCCAGTTTAAAAGTTATGAATTAAATTCAGCAATAAATTACTACCTACTTGATCCATTTCAGTATTCTATTACAAAATTTGATTATTCCAATCCAGATGTCGTGCCAGGTGCTTTACCACTAATGGGTCAAACAGGTGGAACAGGTGGAACAGGTCCAAATGGTAATTGTGTAGATATAAATTCTTCAGATTTTAAGAATGACCCAGGATTGGTATATAAAGGTGTTAATTTTGAGAATTTGTTACCAGCGTATACAGCAGTTAAGAAATCGGCAAATGATTTTCCAGCACAGAGTTATCATAGATTTTTAGCTAATGACGGGTATTTCAATCCAATGGAATCCATAGATAATTCAGATTTATGGTATTATGGAGCAGATAAACGTTTTGATAAATCAGGATTTTCAGGAGCAGGTCTTAATGTTCAAGAAGTAAATCACATTATATTTCCAGAGTCCCAGAGAGGAGGATTAAATTCATCAAACTTGGCAAAATACTCTAGTACAAATGATTATTCTTCTACTTTATCATCAGGTCAGCCAATAAACAATGTAAATAATAAAAGTTCTTGGGAATTAATGAACGAACATCCAATAAATAACAATGTGAATTGTCAATTTTTCAATTACAATAATAATTATGTTAATGGCTCCAACGTTCCATTCAACAAAGCATACTCATTTGATAGCAACTACACCAGATATATTGGTATTAGTTCTCCAACAAGTGGTTCAATGCCATTTGCTAATTAAATTAAAATTAATAATTATTAATTAATTAATAATATTAACAATTAATAAATAATTAATGGAAGTTCTATTAGCTTTAGTCGGTGGAGTTACATTATATTCTTTATTTAATAAAAAAGAAAATTTTGAAGAAACATATTATGATTCAGCATCTTATTATAAACAACACACGAATCCTACAGAGACTAGGCAGACAAATCAATTTACACCAAATGAATTACAGGAAAGAAAACTTAATTTAGTAAAGGGTGACAATAACAAGTTCGCGGACTTCAATAACAATACAGGTGGATATCCAATAGCTGACCAATATCTTAGAGAACCTCAGGCAGAATTTATTAAAAAGAACAGTTTATATAATAATGACAAAATCAACGGAGTTTCTTTAAAAGACTACTATGACAAGTACACAAATGATGTTTTGAACAATGGTACATGGTTTTTAAATAAGGACATGCCACAGGAAACTAGACAGTATCAAGATGATTCCCAAATTCAGCAAAAGATGGAGATGTTTACAGGACTTTTACAGAAGAGAGATCGTGAAAACTTAGGAGTACCAAATAAACAAGAAACCCTTAATTTGTTCACACCAGAGGAAAGAATAACAGGATACGGTTACCAGTATGGTCAATCTGGTTTTGGCCCAGGGTTAACGTTGTCAAGAGCAAAAGAGATGGAAGATCTTAAACAAGGTATTAAATTTAAGACAAATGAACAACCATTTGAGAAGATTCACGTTGGAAGAGGTTTGGCAGTTGGTACAGAAATACCAGCAGCTGGTGGATTTCAACAATTTACTAGAGTTCTTCCAAGTAATATCAGTGATTATTCTTCCAATCAGTTACCAGGTAGAGTTGCTGGAGGTAAATGGGTATATTCTAACGCTCCTACAAGTCAGCAACCAGTTCTTAAGAACAGGCCTAATGGTTATTATTCATTGTGTCAACGTGGTCCTGCTGCTGGTAAATCTGTAATGACTGCTCCAACAACTCGTCCAGATGTTGCTGTTCTTCTTAAGAACCAGAACAGGACAACTATCAATTATGGATTTGGTGTTCCTCTTACTAACCTTGAGTCTTTTTTGGAAAAATAAATTCGTTAAACTAAAGAATAAATTAAAATTAATTAATTAATAATAACAAATGAATTGTTTAATTGATAAAATTATTTTTTCAAAACCTAAGAAACACGGAGAGCATTTAATTTGTAAGGTAAAATATGACGACCCTGAGTCCCAAGACTTAGTTGTTCAGCTACCAAAAATGAAAGTGGTGGATGATTTTATTCAAGATTCAACGAATCAGTTAGAAGTACCTAAAAATGTTGGTTTAGAGTTTGTAAGTAATAAGTCCAAATACAACAAAGAAGTATATGATTTTTTATCAAAACTTGATGATTACATTATAACATTTATCCATAAGAATTCCCTAGAGTGGTTTGGTAAAGAGATACCTTTGGACATCCTAGGTAAGATGTATAATAAATTTATTAAAGCACCAAAAGATTCAGAATCTCAGTGTACAATGAATTTTTCTCTAAAGAAGAATAAGGGAAAACTCGATTGTGTACTTATGGATAACAAAAAAAATGAGTTAGACTTGATTGATTTTAAAAAGGGATCTTCAGTAGAGTGTATAACACAGTTAAAATATATTGTTTTTTCTAAAGATACTTGTTTTACTATATGGGAACTATGTAATATTAAGTTATATAAGAAAGTTTCAAGAGTTCCCAAATTTGGATTTATTGAGGACTCATCGGAAGTAAATAATCAAGATTCAATTAGTGATTTTGAAGAAGATTATTCATTTTTTTAAAAAAAAGAATAATTAAGTAAAATTAGTAATAATTGATAAAATAAAAATATTATTAATTATTATTAATTAAATGGCAAATGAAAATTTAGGACCCAGCATTTTTGCCCTATCGGCATTAATCTTAGCAGTTTCCGCATTTAATGTATTAAATAAACGCGAAGACTTCACTGAAACTGAAGTTGATAAGTACTCATCTGGACCATCTCTTGAGGACACGTTAGCTCTAGAAAATTACCAGAATTCAGTGGTTATGAACATTGGTACCAGCCCAGATCAGGTGAACAGAATGGGAGCTCAGTACTATGCCAATCTCCAGAACTACCTCAATCCAAGCATGGGAAACCTCCAGCTTGCCCAGAACATTTCATCTCTTCCAATTATGGGAGGTAGAAATCTCCCAGGTGCTTCCAGCTCATACACCAACGTGAATGGAAATGGCTACGTAGACAACCTTGGTTACCTCGATGGTTCAGCATTCCCACCAGTTGCTTATGCCAACGATCGTGCGTCTCAGCTAAGCAAGTGCGCAAAGGATCTTCCAATGTTCGCAGCAAGCAGTCTTTTACCAAAACCATCTGCCAACGCTGACAACAACGCACTTTCTCAGTCCGCAGCACGTGCCCTCGCTGCTTACACCGCACTAAGCCCAGTGGAACAGATTGGTGCCATTACCAGCATCAACACGCCATACTCCAAGACCTCTGATTTCCGTGCTCTTGACCAAATTCCAATTTCCAGCATGCAGACTGCTTTATTCAATACTTCTCCATCTACTTATGTATCACCAACTTTCGGCCAAGTTAATAACCTTACGGACAGAGCGGGTCCATCTGGTTATGCTAATATTGGGTATCAGTAAATCAGACACAAAAATATTTGCTTTAAAAATAAATAAAAATAATCAACAATGAATTAATTAATTTAAGGATAATTAAATTAATTAATTAATTTGAATTAACAAATGGATTCCGAACCAGATCTTAATGAAGTTACCGAAAAAGTCAAGGAATATGCTGAATTGTCTAAAACAATTAAGGTTACCCAGGAGAAGTTAAAAGTTCTTAACAAGAAGAAAAAAGAATTATATAAGGAAGTTGTTCCAAAACTTAAAAATAGTAATATTACAAAGTGTAATTTACCCTACGGAACCCTTAAAGTTACAAAAGTTAAAAGAAAGGTAGCACCAACAAAGACAACTATAAAAGATAAATATATTATATTTTTCAACACAAAAGCGCGTGAATCTGAATTTATAAACGGTACACCTGAAGAAAGAGCAACAATACTTTATAATTTTATTTATGTAGAAAGTGTAGAATTTAAAGAAGAACAATCTATTTCTATGACATATACCAAGGAATTTAGAGAACAGTTCAAGGAATTAAAAATTAATAATTAATAATTAATTCGGTAAACAATCTATTAATTAATTAAATTTATTAAGTAATTAAGATTAATAATAAATGGATTGTTTAAATGATGAATACCCATTATATCCCCCAAACCCACGAACGTATAGTGATCTAGAAAAGGAAGAAGCAGAACAAACAATTATTAAATTAAAAAATAACAGAGATTTACCATTTGACACATTCTGTGTTAATTATTCAGACGAACTTTGGTACTTTTGGTGTATGTGTAAGGAACATACGGAATTTTGTATGCTTCCATTTTTTGATAAAATGACATTTACTTCATTTTGCCATATGTGCTATAAAAATTCAAAATTTATTAAAAGAAGATAAAATTTACTGTAATAATATAAGCTACAATTCTTTAATTTTTAAAAAGTTAAATTACTTAAAAATTAAAGAATTATTTAATTAAAAGAAATATTAAATATTAATTATTATTTAATTAATTAATTCAAGAAATGAACAATTATGAAGAGATTGTAGGAATTAAGACAAGGTTTGAAAATTCTACGGAAACTGAATTAATTGCTTACTTGTATTCGTTTTATAATAAATGGGTATTAATTAATAATAAAAGTATAACTGGATTTGTTAAGAAATCTTGTGAAAATTTTGGTATTTCAGAAGAATCATTTTCTTATGAAGAATTAAATATAAATTATAAGAAGTGTCTTTATAACATAGTTTATCTTCAGCAGTCTATTATTATTAAAGTAACACCCGAAAGTTCTCGTAGTAATGATGAACGTTATGAAGAATTTCAAAAAATGTTTAATAAAATTTTTGAATCTATTGATTACTCATCTAAAATATTAAAGATGGGTAATATTATTGTAAATAGTCATTCCGAAGATAGTCCATCTATATCAGATGATCTTGGATTACTTAGGTTTTTGGAACCCAATATAGAATCTAATAGTCCATTTCAGAATTTGTTATTGTTTTTATTAGATTCGATATATACTTCTGGTTTACAAAGATATAGAAGTTCTTTGTACGAAAAAATTGTTCATAATGGATATTTTACACACGCCTGGAAAGAAAAAATGAGTATTAAGAATTTTATATATGAAAAAACACAATTTAATATAGACTATCGTCAATGGCATAATCTTACAAGTAACGCAGGTAATATTAAAAACGCTACTGACTTTTTAGAACATTGTCAAGATCCTCGTATAACAGATCTTGTAAAGGATCGACACGTATTTGCTTTTAAAAATGGTATTTATAATTGTAAACACTGGGATACTGAAAATAAAGTATTTATTGATCACTTTTACGAATATGGAAGCCCTCTTTCAAAAAGTTTAGACTTAACTGTTGTAGCCAGTAAATTCTTTGATACTAATTTTGATAACTTTGATTCGGTTGATGATTGGTATGATATCAGTACACCAAGTTTTCAAGGTATTTTAGACTATCAAGACTTTACCGAAGAAGTTTCGAGATGGGTGTATGTATTTATTGGACGACTTTTTTATGACCTTGGTGATCTTGATAATTGGCAGGTTGCTCTTTTCCTTGAGGGAGTTGCTGGAAGTGGAAAAAGTACAATAACTAAAATTGTTAAGAAATTTTATGAAATATGTGATGTTGGGGTACTATCGAACAACATTGAAAAGAAATTTGGACTTTCCTCATTGAAGGATAAGTTATTGTATCTTGCTCCAGAAATCAAGGGTGATCTATGTTTAGAACAATCTGAGTTTCAGCTTCTTATAGAAGGAGGTGACATGCAACTTCCTGAAAAATACAAGGATTCAGCTTTTATTCAGTGGAAAACACCTGGACTTTTTGCTGGTAACGAACCTCCAAATTATACAGATAATTCAGGAAGTATTAGTAGACGTTTGGTAGTAGCAAAATTTCATAAGAAGGTTACTGATAAGGATTCCGATCTCGATACAAAATTAAATACTGAACTTCCAGCATTAATCAAGAAAGCAGCTTGTGCGTATCTTAGCGCAATTAATGAATTCAAGGGTAAAGATTTTTGGACTTCTTTACCAAAGTACTTCCGAGATACTCAACAAGATATGGCACAAAATACACACGCCCTCGAACATTTTATTTCATCAGGAAAAGTTCTACTTGGTGATGAATATTATTGTCGTGAAAAGATATTTGTTCAAGCATTTAATGAACATTGTAAAGAATGTCATTTGGAACGACATAAATTTACTACTGACTACTATATGGGAGTATTTGGAAATTATTCATTGAGTATCAAGAAGAATGCTAAACTGAAGTATCCAAATACCCCCAATGCGAGAACTTATCAAGGATCATTTATTTTTGGAATAGACTTAATTAACGAAATGGGAGATGCTGAACAGAATATGGAAGATGATTTTTAAAAGCGTTTAAAAAAATTAATTTAAACATAATTAATTATTAATTCTTAACCAATTAATTAATTATGAACAGTTCCAGAAGAATTCCAAGAGGGATGGATTTTTCACCACCAACTCCAACACCTGTATCAAGTATCGGTGGAACAGAAATTAAAACAGCAACCAGTATGCTTTCTAAATGGGTTCCATTAATTTGCGCAGGAGCAGCAGTAGGCGTAAGTGTAATGGCATTAAAGGAAATAAAAAATGTACGAAAAGAGTTAATTATGTTAAAAAAGGAACAAAACAGTAGTTCATCTTCTGGAAAAAATGATTTAGCTGCTAAAATTGAGCTTATGGATGAACAACTTAGAAAGATTACTGCTTATCTAGCAAATCAAAATACTAAAGATAAACCAACAATTATTAAAGAGGCAGTTAAAACAAAATTAGATAACGTTAAAATAATTAATGCTGAAGAAGCTGATGACGAGGAGGAAGTTGAAATTGAAGTAACTGATGATGAAGAAGAAGAATCTTAATTAATAATTAAGAAAAGTAACAAGTAATAAAAGTAATAAAAGTAATAAGTAATAATTAATAAAATAAAATATTATTAATTATTATTAATTAATTGTTGGAGAAATGAATCCATTACAAAATTATAACTTTGTCCCATCTACGGTAAGTGGAAATCAATTTTTAAGTTATAAACAACCTGCGTATTATATGACAGATTATCGTCCAAATAGCGATATGTATGCTTATTTAGTTAATGACGCATCTGGACAAGGTGTGTTATCTGGTAATCAGCTACGTCAGTACCTTCAAGATAATGCTGCTCAATTATCAAATAAATTTTTTATGACAACTGCTGAACAATTTATAAATATGCAAACCCCTGGAGCACCAAATACTTGTACTGGTTCTGAAGCAGGTGTTATTTATTCCGGTGGTAAACCACTTGTAAACGCAATAGGAGATGAACAAATGTTTACGAGACAATGTAATGTTCCTGGCCAAGCTTGTATGATGTTATGGAACAATACTCCCTTACCTCAACAGGGACCTCATTGCCAGGTTCCACCTACAAGTTATTATCCTCCCTTTTCTTTACTTGCTGACCAAACTCCTTACCCTCAAATGGGAGCAGTTGGTGTTACTGGTGGAACTGGACGCACTGGTGGAACTGGTCAATACAATTAATTAATTAATTAATTAATTATCAGTTTTCTTCTTCTTCTTCTTTTTACCCTCTGAATCAGTTTTAACAACTACAACTTGTGGAACATTAGTTTTCTTTTTAAGATCCTTTGAATTAGTTTCTTCATCTGCCAAAGAGTGTTTGGGATTATAATTTCGTTTATGGTGATCCCACAAAGCAGGACTACCAATCTTAAATTTTCTACCAATTTTAGCTTTATACCAAAATACACAATCTTCAATTTTATTACTAGTGCTACGAACATTAAGAACCAAACATTCATAATTTTCTGTACATTGATTCAAAACTTCATTAAAGGAATCAAATGTAGGGAAAATTCCAAAAAAGTGATCATACAGTTTTTTACGATTCTGGATGATATTCTCTCTGAGGATGAAAAGATAATCAATTTGTCCCCTCAGTGATGGGGGCAAGTCCATACAATACTGAAGAGTCAATAAAAAAAGTATACGATAATGTCTCCCATTCATAAAAACACATCTCATAATTTCGTGACGTGTCCATTTATTATCATACATACAATCATCGAGTAACATAAAAACACTTTTACTCGGATCCTTGAAATCATCTTTAGCAGGACCCTTTAGTTTACTAATGACTTTACCCTGATGTTTAATAATTTTATCAATAATTTCAGGTTCATATTTTCCATAAATAAACGAATCAGGTACATAAGATTGATAATGTTCATTAGATTCCTCTGTACCACTCATTACAATCCCCATCGGAATCTTACGCTGATGGTACAGAATATCTGTAACAAGTTGACTTTTTCCGGTACCCCTTCTTCCTACAAAAACACAGATCCTACACGGATCTATACTCGTTGGATCAAATTTCTTTATTTGAATATTCATTTAAAATCTTTTTCTTATTTTGAATGAATATTAAATACTTAATTATTTAGACGAATTAATTATCTTGAGTACTATATCCTACAGCACGCTTTTTCGGATATGTATTAGGAGTAGTACCAGCACCTCGAGGATAGCTAGGAGACCCTGGTGTTGCACAAAGACCTCCTCTATCTTCCATTCCAGTTCTACATTTATCGTAACATATTCCAGTTTTAGGATTATCTTCATTATCTCTACAACGATATCTATCGAATACAGTTGTTTTGATACCAGCTCCACCGTGTGGATCACATATATTTAATCCAACTTTACTATAACCATCTCTACATTTTGGATAACATAATCCAGATTTAGGATTATCTTCATCTGGGTTACATTGCCAACGATCCATTACTGTTGTTCTTATACCAGCTCCACCGTGTGGATCACATATATTTAATCCAACTTTACTATAACCATCTCTACATTTTGGATAACATAATCCAGATTTAGGATTATCTTCATCTGGGTTACATTGCCAACGATCCCACAAAGCTGTTCTGATACCAGGTCCACCTTTTGGACTACATATTGCTCCTGCTTTGTCATAACCATCCCTACAGCGTTTATAACATAATCCAGCATCTAAGTCTCCTGGGTATTCACCAGATTCGTAAATTACAAGTCTTCCATCTGATGATCTTAATAATAAATAAAATGCTTTATTTGAAGAATAAATCATTGTGTCTTGTGGTATTCTTCTATCTACGGGTATTTCTGGTTCTCCTATTACTTTAGCATATTTTGATTGATCAGGTGAGTCGTAGTCATACCAACCTGTATCTTGGTTCGAACCTGATGCCCAAACTACTCGACCACCATTGACAGTATATATTACTAGGTTACCATCATCTTGCATCACAAGTTTAAATGGACCTCCTACATTGTAAGTAGCTGAGTCATTTTTATTTCTACCACCTCCACCTGGGTATGTATTGCTACAATGTGTAATTTTACCATTTTTGTCAAAGACACATATATTTCCATCACCACCAAAAGTAAAAGTATAAGGTGGACCAGCTCCATTATTCTGTCTGCTCGAAAGTTCCCAAATTTTATGTTTTGAATCACCTTTACATCCATGACGTGCTGGATTTGTTCTCACTACCCATTGCCAACCATCTTTTAATACCCATTTGTCACACCATCCTGCTGTACCAACACCTTGGAATTTATATCCATCTGGACAAGTCATGTTAGGAACAGTACCAACACCCCTACCATACGTATCTTTCCAACAACTTGAACCATCATCACGTAGTCCATCAGCACAAGGTGCTTTATTAGCAGGTCTTCCAACACCTACACCGTACGAATCTTTCCAACAACTTGTACCATCATCACGTAGTCCATCAGCACAAGGTGCTTTACCAGCAGGTCTTCCTGCTCCTATACCATACGAATCTCTCCAACAACTTGTACCATCATCTCTTAAACCATCAGCACAAGGTGCTTTATCAGCTACTCTTTCACCTTTTACATAAGTATGTCCCCAACAAACAGGTCCTACTCCATCATACCCAGTTCTACAAGGGGTATAACATAAATTAGCCCATCCTGTTTCATTACCTGCCAGTCCAATAAGTGTCCCATATCCTATGGCTTTGGTAGCACTATCATCAGATTGTTTTCCTCCTGGACAGCGTGAACAAGTGTAACCATTATCCATTTCACCTGGGTTACATTTCTTGTATTGATCCTGGTCAAATATTTGTTTCATACCTCTTGTGATTGTAGTACCTATAAGTAGTTCTAAGAACTGTTGCCCATCTGATACGATACAATCATTTGATTTTATTTTATCATTGTATTTCCAATCAGCTCCTTTTGTCTTACAATAATTTTCATCTATTAAACATGATCCTGTCTTATCATCATAAGGTCTGTTAACGCTTTCACATATACCTCTCATAGCAAAAGAAGCCATTTGACAAGAGCCTCCGTTATCTGATTTCCATTCCACATAAGTTTCATCACTATCTTCTTTCAATGGCCACGTGTAACTTTTATCACATAAATCTTTAGTGCTATAAGAACATTGATCACCTATTACTTTACCTCCTTTAAGTATACATATATTTGCTACCGCTTGTTTAAATATTTTTTCATTATCAATTAAATTATCATAGCTTTTGTTACTTACATCTATTCCTGCTTCTGCATCGGCAGTTATAGCATCATACATTGGTTTTACTAAAGGATTTTTTGAGTCTTCAAATATTTTTTCAGTAGCAACTTTTAATAATTCGTTATATTCAGCTTCTACTATATTAGACAATGGTCCCATATAAATTGGCCAACTGGCACCGGCTTTTACCATCGCATCTTGTAATTCTTTATTTACTCCATCTCTCATTTTAAAATACGATTCATTTGTTCCCATATTTGCATATCCTCCAGCATCACCCATATCTAATCCAATGCTAAGAATATCGAATGCCAAAAACCCTGCTTCCACAAATGGAGCTCCGGGGCCTGTTTGAGCAGCAACCGCCGATTGAGCAGCTACCCTTGCTCCAATTTTAGCAGCTTGTGTTGTAGCAACTCTAGTAGCTGTTTTCAATGCTAATTTTTGACCTGCTTTTACACCAAGTTTAGCTAATTGTTCAGATGCTTCTACAAGTAGTTTTTTTACTATTCTTGAACTTTTTTTAGCTGCCCATTCAAGCAAATCACCTTGAACTTTACCTGTTATTCGTTGCGCCACTTTTTTAGCTGCTGCTTCTGCTGCCATACTAACAGCTAAAGCTGCCGCCTGCTGCGCAGTTGCTAAGCTTTTTGCGATGTCAGCTCCGGTAGATACTAATGAATCTAATTTTGAGTTTTTTGAAGTACTTGAAGATGTACTTGAACTTGCTGGAGGTGCTGGTGTACTTGAACTTGTTGGTTTTGCCGGTGTACTTGGACTTCCTGAACTTGCTGGGGGTGTTGGTGTACTTGGACTTCCTGAACTTGCTGGGGGTGTTGGTGTACTTGGACTTCCTAAACTTTTTGGGGGTGTTGGGGTACTTGGACTTGTTGGTTTTGTTGGTGTACTTGGACTTCCTAAACTTTTTGGGGGTGTTGGTGTACTTGGACTTCCTGAACTTGATGTGGTAGATGGTTTAGGTGGGATTTTTGAACTTCCTGGTTTGGCTGGAATTTTTGTTTGTTTAGTTTTTAGATAAATAATTGTTGCAGATAAAGTTGTTATAACTAAAAAAATAATTATTAGTATGATCATTTTTTTAATTATAAATAATATTTTATTTAATTAAAATATTATTTATAATTATAAAAGATGTTTAAAAAAATTACTTCAGGTGCTGGATCTGAATTATCTGAAAAGATAGCACGAGAAGCACGGGAAAAAATAGCTAAAGAAGCACGTGAAAGTATAACACGAGAAGCACAAGAAAAAATAGCTAAAGAAGCACGTGACAGGATAACACAAGAAGCACAAGAAAAAATAGCTAAAGAAACACGTGACAGGATAGCACAAGAAGCACAAGAAAAAATAGCTAAAGAAACACGTGACAGGATAACACAAGAAGCACAAGAAAAAATAGCTAAAGAAACACGTGACAGGATAGCACAAGAAGCACAGGAAAAAATAGCTAAAGAAACACGTGACAGGATAACACAAGAAGCACAGGAAAAAATAGCTAAAGAAACACGTGAAAGGATAGCACGAGAAGCAGCTGAAAAAACAGCTAAAGAAGCAGCTGAAAAAACATCTAAAGAAGCAGCTGAAAAAACAGCTAAAGAAGCAGCTGAAAAAACAGCTAAAAAATCACTTGCGGAGACTGCTTACAGTACAGCTAAAAAAGCAGCATTAGCTGGAGCTCTCGCTGGTGCTGGTTATTATGCTTTATCTCCAGCATTAGCCGCACAAGAGAAAAATAATACCAATTATGGTATATCAGCTATAGTACCTGGTACTGATAAAAATACGGTAAAGGTTACTTATTCTCCTGGACAATCTCTATATATTAAAGATACTCTCACATTTTCTGGTACAAATTCAGTTCCAAATATAGATGGAGTTAAAACAATAGTTAAGATAATCGATCCACTTAATGTAGTAATTAGTAACAATGAACCAATTACTAAAAATGGTAATACAGGTAATATGAACTTAAAAACTACTTATGCTAACCAACAAGCTTTATTAAATGCGGAACTTGGAGAAATGGCTGGTGATTTTGCTGAGGGAGCTGGTGGTGTTGCTGGCGGTGTTCTTGGAGTAATAGGTTCTGTGTTAAAGAAATTTTTGGAAGGTCTTGGTATAAATTTTGATGTAGCTAAGAAAGTATTAATAGCAATAGCTGTAATAATTGTGCTTGGAGTTTTATATAAGATATATTCTATATTCAGACCAAGTGGATTTGGGAGACGTAAAACACGTTCAGTGAGTTTCGGAAAAAATTATAATGGTATGCTAAATTACTTAAAAAAAAGAGTGTAATAAAAGTAAAATGGTAAAGATAATTTCGTGGAATGTTAACGGGATGCGTAGTATTCTTAAGAAAGATTCATTTTATCCCTTAATAGAAACTCAAAAACCAGATATAATATGTATACAAGAGGTAAGGGCAACTCCAGAACAGGTAAAATTAAGTGATTCTTTTAATAAAGAATATTCTTTTCAAGTATTCAACAATCCAGATACTAAAAAAGGATATTCAGGTACTGCTATATTTAGTAAAATAAAACCTATACGTTTATTCAAGGGTATTAGTATACCAGAACACGATACAGAAGGTCGTGTAATTACTGTCGAATTTGAAACTTACTTTGTAGTAAATGTTTATGTACCTAATAGTAAAACAGGTTTATTAAGAGTTGATTATCGTGTTAATGAATGGGACTTATCATTTAACAATTATTTAATAAATCTTGAGATCGAAAAACCAGTGGTGGTATGTGGGGATTTCAATACAATTTGTTCAGAATTAGACATTCACAACAAAAAAATTATTAAAATGGGTAATAGTCCAGGAGCAACATCTATGGAAATTGATTCTTTTAAAAACAATTTTCTTAAAACCTTTGTAGATTCTTTTAGAATTAAGAATCCAGAAAAGATTAAGTATTCGTGGTGGAGTAATTTAGGTAAATCAAGACAATCAAACAAGGGTTGGCGTATAGATTACTTCCTTGTTAGCAAACAACTTAATTTTGAAGATTCAGACATTCTTGATCAAGTTATGGGAAGCGACCATGCTCCATGTGTTCTGATTTTTTAATTTACTTCTTTGATTCCTTATGTTCCTTCCAAGCTTTAGCACCATCTGCGAAGAGGTCCTTATGAGATTTTGTACTTCCATTTTTCTTTTGTTCGGAAATATATTTACCCATAAATAGATTATATTCACTACTTTTTCTTGGTTCCTTTGGTTTCTTAACCTCCCCGGAATTACTTAATTGATTCTCAACCGCCTTTATGCGTTTTTCGAGTTTTTGATAATCTGAATCAGACATTCGTTAATTAATTAATTAAATTATTAATTAATTACTAATTTTAACGAAAAAGATTAATTAATGTATTTAGCATATACACAATTACTTTTACTAATACAAAGTTCAGGTATTTCATTGATAATTGATTCTATTTCATTTAAAGAAGATTTGCTGAAGTAAGTTAAGAAATCATCGAGAAAAACGTCTTTACTAAGATTTATTTTACAATCTTTTGAAAGTTCTTTATAAACATTCAGAACATTACTTCTACTAAGTTTTAATTTAGTTGGATGGGATTTATTTCCCATGAGTATAACATTCTCACTAACTATTTCATTAAAAATTTGATCATTACTAACTATTACTATCAAATTTTCAGGATTTTGTCCGATAAGAACACCTGTTTGGTATATTATTTGAGCATCTGTTGAATTTTTATTTTTAGTTTTGCTACAATTAATTGATAACTTTAGGGTTCTCATGGATTCGTACTTGAGAACCAAGTTTGTTTGGCAATAAAGATTTATTTTTATTCCCTTTCCATATTTATATTCAATTTGAGGTTTTATTTCATTAATGAAAACATCCAATTGAATATTATCACCATCGACCATAACAAATGTCGACATTTGTTTAATTAATTAATTAACTTTAAATTATTTACAATTTGGCCACATCTTTAAAGGATCTGAGCAAGCAGTTATATGTTCATTTCGATCAAGTAAATCACCCTTAAAATTTATTATATCTGGTGTTGAATTAAAACCAAAACATGTACTTCTATATTCTTTAACTGGATGGTTATCTTTTCTAACTGTGAACATATCTGCTCCACGTTTCTTTGCCTCAATTCCACAAGAACGGACTGTATAATCTACGTGTGGATTCTCTTGATAGGTATCAAAAACTATAGATGCTCCATAGTTTCCGTACCAACCAGGGATTTCTATTGGATTCATTATCATCTGAATTGAAGGTTGAGGTGGAGGTGGAGGAGTTACCTTTGGAACTTCAATTGGTGAGATTACTACATCTGGAGGTGGAGGTGCTGGTAGTGGTGCTTGTTCTTGAGCTACTACTTCTGCTTCTTTGTATATAACTTCTGGAGTAGATGGTTGTTTGTATACATAGTATAAAGTTACAACTAAGATAATAACAACTATTGCTCCTCCTAGAATCATGAATTTAGGATTAACATTTCCAAATTTATTACCTCTTTTTGCCATTTTGAACGATTAATAATAAGTATTATTATTTTTATTTTTAATTAATTTAAATTAACTTTAAATTAATTCGCGAATACGTTTGAGGAGGGCTTTACCTTGTTTGGTTTTACCACCTACGGGAACAAAATCGCCAGATATTATAACCTTTTCCTTAATAAGTTCCTTTCTAGCTCTTTTCATAGCCTTTGCCCATTTTTCACGAAATGTTCTCTTTTTGTGTCCAGATTTTTGTTGATCCTTGCTTTTGTAACGAACGTTTCCATATTTATCCTTAATACGTTTTAAATCACCCTTCTTAAGACCACCTTTTGTCTGATAAGCAGTTCCGTGATAAACTTGGGCCTTTGAACCATAGTATAATTCAAACGAACTAGAATCTTTTGCCATTTGTTAATTATTAATAGTCAAATATTTTATTTTAAAAGTAATTGAGTATAATATTGAATTTTAAAAAAATCGAATGAATTTAAATATGGATAAACAAGTCGTTAAGAAAAAGGTTGCGGTGAGTAAGGAAACTCTTAAAAAAAAGGTTCCAGCGAAGAAAGAAAAACAAAAAACTGTTAAAAAAAAAGTGAGTAAGGTAAGTAAAAAAGATAAGAAAAAAAGTGGAAAGGTAATAATTGAGAGAGAAAAAGAATCGTCAAACGAGGAAGAAAAATATTCACAACAAATAAGTTTAGTTATTTCCAAAATAAAGGAGAAATCAATGTTAGAATCAGACAATAAGATAAGATTTGGGTGGAAATGGTAAAAAATAACTTTGTTAACAATAATAATTGTGACAATAAAAAAATAATAACAATAATTAATTAATAATTAATAGATAAATGTCACAGGATTGTATCCATAAAGAGCAATTTGTAGATACTTTGTGTAATTACGATAATCAATACTATACAGATGTGATTGATTCTGATTGTAATTTATTAATTAATGATTGTTTTGATGGAAAAGTAGTATATCCTCCAATGAAAGCGTTTAATTTTAAGAGTTTTTTAGATTACAAAAGTAAGGACTATTATGAATACATTAATTCAAATTTTAACAGGTATTCATTTCCACCCGATTACAAGTCATTAACATTTGAAGATATATGTGAATCTAAAGATTATTCTCTTAAACAACAACAGAAATTTGCTGGAAGAATTTTCAATACCCATGTGGATAATAACGGTATACTTATTTATCACGGACTTGGATCAGGTAAGACGCAAACGAGTATAGTAATCGGTGAGGCATTTAAGTTTAGAAATTCAGTTAACAATGAAAGAATACCAGGTCGTACGGATACCCGTGTTTTAATAGTTGTTCCAGCATCGTTGGTTAATCAGTATTATTCTGAGATAATAGGGTTTATAGAGGATAATAAAATTAAATCAGCATCTGGGCAAATTATAATACAAGGATCGAGACAGTATTATTTTGATAAATTTTTAAGAAATATTATTAATCAACAACAATCAAATATATTAAAATTAAAGAACAGTTTAAATGATCCTGAACTAAGTAGTTCTGAATATAACAAGTTATCAAACAACTTGATAGGTCTTGAAACATCATTAAAAATTTTTATAAATGATGAACGTAAAAAGATCGATACTGTTTATGAAATAGTTAGTCACACTAAATTTATAAATGGTATTTTTGATAATTATATTAACAGTTTATCTAAAAGCAATGGATTACTTATTATAGACGAAGTTCACAGGTTGGTAAGTGCTACAGGTGCTCATTATAGAAAATTATTAATGTCACTTAAGTATCATTCAAATCCGAATTTTAAGGTGGTACTTCTTTCAGGAAGTCCAATATATGATAAGCCTTATGAAATTGGTTTAACATTAAATTTATTAAGACCGCGTTTAAAATTTCCAGACACTAGGGAAAAGTTTGATGAAATATTTATTAATGAAGAATTGAAAATGAAAAATGCTGAGTTGTTCAAGAAAATGTGTAATGGTTATATTTCATACTTCAAGGGAGGAAACCCAGAAGCATATCCATACAAAAAGACAATTATAATGCATCATTCAATGAATGAATATCAATATTCGGTGTATAAAAAAGTTCTTAAGGAAGAAATTGAGAAAGACAAGACAGGTGGTACACCTGATCTAGACGATACTCTAAGATACTTAGATAAATCTGAAAATGTAGTTGAACTTACTGGAAGTATGTACAACAATTCAAGACTTTTTTGTAATATAGTTTTTCCAGAGTTTAAAACACCTGCTGGTGAACTAATTAATGAAAAAGCAAAATATGCTAAGACAGGTCTAGATGTTTTAAAAAGAATAATAACACAAAAACAACTAAAAAGTAAAGAGTTAATCTTAAAAGAGGTTGAGAGGTATTCAACTAAGTTTGCTTCAGTAGCGATGCTTATAGAAAGGTCAGAAGGACCTGTTTTTGTATATTCATATTATATTTATTATGGAGTTAAGGCTATGGCGACCATAATGGATTTTTTGGGATATAGGGAATACAATCCACGTGTTGTAAACCCATCAGATGGAAAAACATATTTTATATGGAAAGGAGGATTAGATCAAGAGTTAGTATTAAGAGCTAAGAATATATATAATTCAATTGAAAACAAAGATGGTAGTTTAATTAAAATAATGTTTGGAACACAGAGTATTATGGAGGGAGTAGATTTCAAAAGAGTTAGGCAAGTACACGTTTTGGAACCATGGTGGAATGATTCGAGAATGCAGCAGATTATAGCTCGAGCAATTCGTTTATGTAGTCACAAGGGTTTACCACCTGATAAAAGAATAACTGATGTTTTTATTCATTTATCGGTTTTAAGTTCAAATGAAAGACTTTTTAAGGTTACATATTCATATCTATCTGGTTCAGGTGAAGAGCTTCTAAAAACAAAATATTCGAAATTAAATCCAATTAATCCAAATGATAATCCAAATAATTGGAAATATTTTGAAGCATATGTAAAGATGGCACCGGATGCTACGATTCAAGATATTATAGATTTAAAACAAAATGTATTTAATGCTAACCAGATTAAAAATATAAAAAGAGTAGTTGATCCTGAGTTATCTGCTGTGGTTAAGGGTCATAAAAATTTGGATGTAGAATCAGTTGATGAATATATGTATTCTCGTTCATTGAAAAAATTATCACTAAATAGAGAATTTGAGAAAGCCATTAAGGAAATATCGATAGATTGTACATTAAATAAAAATGGAAATATAACTCGTTTGGATGAGAAATATATTCCATATTTAGAAAACTATACTTTAGAATATGAGAACTATTCAAATGGAAATAAATATATGCGTTTGGGAGTTAAGTCTCAATCAAATCCAAAATTACCTGAAAATATTTTTACACTTGATGATATTCTTAACAATGTAGCACTGAAATCAAATTCACTTGAATTCAAAGATTTAAGAAGTGGAGAAATTGTTAAGTTTAGTAAGTCATTAATAATTCCCGAAGATATTAATTGTGATATTCAAGATTATTCTTTCGAGGGAGTACATCCTATAGTATCAAATCTTACAATAAATAGTGAATTGGGTAAATATTTAGTAAATATAGATATAAATAGTCTTAAAAATTTTATAAGAAATATTGAAAGAACAACCACCGATAAGGAAGTAAAACAAAAAATACAAAAATTATATTCAAGAGCATCTTTAGAAGAAAAAGATAAAATAATTGAAAAAATCAAAAAATTAGGTTTGGGAGAAGACGATACTCCGTGGGAGTTAGAAACAATTGAATCATTGAAAAAATTATATAATAGTTTTGTAAAAAAAAATATTGAATAAGAATAATAATAATTTTTATTAAAATTAATGAGTAAACCTTCGGCGGGATTTTTCAAAAAAAAGGAACCAACAATTTCAAATGTTAAACCATGTGGTAACCGTGACACTAAATTATTCGTTGAATATTTAAAAGGTGATCGTAATAACATAAACCTTTTAATAGCTAAAGCACTTCTTAAAACAGAACAGTTAGAGTGGTTCGAATTAGAAGAAGATGACCCTCATGGTAACGAGTGTGTTTTTTCATATCCAGACAGTGACTGGTATTCAGTATATCTTAAAACACCGAATGGAGATATAGTATGGACAATGGATGATGAAACAGGTGATGTAATACATCCTAAGTTCTATTTTAAAATAGAAATATCACCAGATGGTTCTGATGCTAAAATTATAGAATCTAGTTTTGAGGTACCCAAAGGATTAAAAACAAAGAAGAATTGTCAAGTAATAAATGGAGAATGTGTGGATCCACCAGGACCAGTACCACGTGCTCCAAAAACAGAACAAGAAGGACCTCCTCCGGAACCCAAGAAACGAGGTCGTCCACCAAAGGCCCAATCAGCTGAGTCACAGGAAATACCAGAACCAGTAGCAGTTTCACCTGAAATGTTAGCTCAATTAACGAACTTAAAAGTTAGTACACCTGGAGCAAGTACATCAGGAACAAAGAAAGTTCCTGGAAAAGTATCTCGTGATTTTTTTGAAAAAATGCAGTCCAAAGAGAGAATTGTAGATTGGATGATAGAAAATTTAGATAGATCATATTTAGTATCGTGTATACAGAAACATTCTGGACCTGCTAACCTTAGTGCTGAAGAATTATCAAATATTGAAATGCTTGCGAATATGCCAATGCCATCTTATGAAGGTACACAACAAGTAACTCAGGAGGAGGTACCAGCATTAGTTGCTGCTTCTCAACTAAAACCTACTGAAGTTAGTAAAATGCTTACAAAGATATCATTTGGAAGAATTAAGCAAGATTTAATGGATTCCATAAGTGGTCTTCAGGGACTTCCCAAGAAACAAGCAATAGTAGATTTCTGCGTACGTTCAGGAATTAATGATTTCAGAGCAGGTATGAATAAAAAAGGAATTCCAAAGATATTCGATTCAGACGATGAACCTGTTGATGAATCACTTATCGTAAAAAAAGTAGTGGACTTCTGTGTAAGAGGTGAAGTATATCGATTACGTAAAAAGATCGCAGAAGGTTTACAAATCCTTCCTTCCTTCCGTCAACAACAAGTTCAAGCAGCTCCTGAAGAACTAGTACCAGAACCAGCATCAGTTAATGATTATGAATCTAAGATACAGGAAATACTTAAATTAAAGGGAACTCCATTAATGAATGCCGTTGCTGAGTTCTGTAATAATTTACTTGGCGATAACGTATATGTTGTTAAGAAGAACAAGAAAGGCGAACTTAGGTTATATGATGATGATGAAGTAGTTGATTCAGGTGAGTATGAAAATGTAATGAGGTCATTACTTCCAACAAGTTCCTTTGGATTTGGAAGAAGAATTTCTAAAAAACAAAAAGCGCATCGTTTAAAATTTAAGAAGGCGGTTAAGAAGTGTAAAAAATCTGGAGTAAAGAATTTCAGAAAGTGTATGAGTAAAAATTTGAAGAAAAGGAAAAACTAAAAAACTTCAAAAAGTATATAAAAGAATTAAAAAAGAATATTAGTAATTGTTACTACAAAATTAACTTTGTTAATTTAATTAAATTGAATTATTACCAATTAATAATTATGGAGAAGGATTCAATTAGAATAGACGATCCGGTATTTAAGAAATGGATACTAGTTGCGAAAATAAACACATTACAAAATTACTTGGGAAACAAGAAGGTAATGTATGATGTACTTAGCAATGATCCGCGTTCATTTGATTTTTTACCACTAACAGCAACATTTAATGTAGTTGATCCAAATTTTAGAGAGCTTGTTAAGTATGCTATGACATATTCAAAATATAAGAAAACGTGGATATTAAAACCGGCACTTGGGCTTCAGGGTCAGGATATATTAATTTCAAGTGATCCTATGGAAGTTATAAAATATATTGATACCCATATTCAATATACTGATTGGGTATTATCTGAGTATATAGATAATCCATTTTTACTTAAGATTAACGGAAGAAGTAGTTCAGGTGCTGTATTTAATGACTCCATTGGTAGAAAAACACATATTAGAATATATGTACTTATAACAAAGATAGATAATAAATTTAATATATATTTATACAAAGATAATTTGATATTTAGTGCTGTTAAGGAATATTCAGGTGAAAACATTACAGATAAATTTTCAAATTTAACAAACTTACATTTGGGAAGTATGTATTATGACAATGTATTGAAATTGGATGGAACACAGGCATACAAAGATTTATCATTCCCATTAAAGCAAACGGTAAATAAAATATTTGGTAAAGAATTTTATTCAGAAGTTGTTTTTCCACAGATTAAAAAGATTCTTTTAATCATTTTAGAAAATTCTGTAAATTATTTAAAATGTGAAAAAATGAATCAGGGAACGAGAGGTTGTTTTCAATATATAGCAATAGATATAATGCCTGATATAAATTTTCATTTACATCTGTTGGAAATAAACGGTAGTCCAGGACTTAATGCTCCATTTTATCATTGGAAGAATCTTGATAATTTTGCTGAATCTATTTTAAATAGAACAAGTGATTTGATTACTAAGAATTCAAGTAATAAAAATAAATTTGGAGGAAAAGGGTTTATTTTAATAAAATAAAAAAAAAGAATTAATTAATTAATGAAATGAATAGGGAAACAACAAAGGTACCAGTTTTAGTTAATCCAGAATATATTAAGAAAAATATTAAGAAAGAATCATTTGAAAAAAAAATTAGAAAGTATGTATCACTTGATTTTGTAATTTTATTATTTTTTTTAGTATTTCTTATATTCTTTCTTATAAATTGTAGAGATGGTATATTTAAAAATATAGACCTAGATCCAATTCCATATACATTTTCCAAACTCTAGTAATTTATTTTAATCGTTTAATTTATTAAAATAATAAAATAATAATAATTACTTAATTAATCAATCTTTTAATTACTTATTAATTTTAAATGGAAACGGAGGAAGTTGGTGGTACTAAAATTAAAAGAAGACAGCCACCACAAGGTCAGATGAACCCAAATCAAGGAATTCCACAAGTTCAAATGAATCAAATGAATGACCAAATGCCTCCCCAGATACCAATGAACCAAGGTCCTCAGCAAATGATGCAAATGAACCAGGGACCAACACCTGAACAAGTTATGATGTTACAGCAGATGCAGCAACAGAATGGAAATGGTATGGGAAGAAGACAAGAAGGAGGGTTCCATATGGGAAGTACAAAAAGTAAATTTGGAAATCTTGGCAATGATACGTCATTTAGATATTCATTATTAGTTATGTTAATATTTGTTATTCTCAACAGTAAGATAGTATGGAGACAATTATCTAAGTTTCCATTTATGGGAACAGTTGAGCCAAGTATTATTGCTTTGATAGCTAATTCAATATTAGCAGGAGTTATATTTTATTTAATTAGTAAACTTTTGAAAAAAGATTAATTTTAAAGTATTTAAAGTATTAAATTAAAATGAATTAATTCGATAAATTAAATGGAATCTAAGGAAACATTGATAAAAACAAAGTTATTAGAATTTTATAAAAATAAAGAAAATTTAAATATTCTTCTTCCAATAATTTTACAAAAAACAAGGTTATCATTAAGATCACTTGATTGGTTTGTAACAAATTATTGTAAAAAAAATAATATAAATTACTTGTTATTAAAAGATAATAACTTAGTTACATATTTTCCATATAAGTCATATAAGTCCCAATTAAAAGCATATTCTAAAAAATTTTGTGATCCATTTTGTAGAAGAGAACGTGTTATTTTTGATTATAAAAACAATGTTATTTTAGAATATTCAAATAATTTGAGTATTAATTTGGAGCACAATGATTATATTATAACAACGTTGGGACAATTAAACTTTTTTAAATTTGCTATAAAAGATTCTATAATAAAATATGCTATAGAAAACATAAATGATATAGAAAAGGATATGAACACTACATTAAAGTCCAGAGATTCTGAAAGAAAATTTATGGAAGTGGAAAAAATTAAGAGAAAGGAGTTATCTGTGCCTGGTAACAAGAGTATTCATATTACAAGAGTAAGTGCTGTTATAAAATTTATTTAAATTTTTAATATTCTTTTTAAAAAATAAAAGAATATTAAAAAATAAAAGTTAGTTAATTAATAAGGTGGTAATTGGGAATCGAGAGGGACGTG